GCCCTCTTGTTTTACTTCTTCTGACATAATATAATATAATAAAAATTAATAAATGACTAAAAATCTACAGGTATTTCACCTTGAGACTCAAAGTCTTGTGGTAACCCATTATTTTGCCTTTGATTTATCATCGCAGACTGTTGGGTAGCTTGTAATTTAGTTCTTTTATCTTTACGATCCTCAATATCCGCTTCTTTTTGACTTATTGTTGCTGATTGCATTTGAGCTAATTGTAAATCATATTGAAACTGCTCAGCCATTAATTGAGTTTTTATCTGAGCTTCTGTTTGCATCCTTTGTATTTCAAACTGAGACTTAGCTTGTTCAATTTGAACTTTAGACTGAGTCATTGCTTCGTTTTTCTGTACTTCACTCATGGCAGCTGATTCTGCAGCTTTAGCATTAGCTTGAGCTTGAGCTTGTATTTGAGCTGTTTGAGCAGCTTGATCTTCTTTTTGTTTTTTAATTCGTCTATATTTTAAAACTTGATTTGCTAATGATATATTTTTTATTTCTCTAATATCAATAGCATCTTCAAGATATATTTGATTTTGTTGCAAAGCCATTTGAATATTTTGTTCTATCATAGCTTTTTCTTCATCGTCAGGCTCTAAATTTAAATATAAACCAAAATCATATAAATGCAAGTCTTTTGCTTCATCTAAACTAGCAGTATTAAATCTACCTATACTAGATTTTAAAGCATTGTTAGTTAATGGAAACTCTAAAACATCTGCAATTCTTAATGATATGTTTTCACAAGCTCTAAGTGTTAAATACAAACTAGCATCTAATATGTGTTTAGTAGCTATATTTGAAGCATTGGCAGCCATTTTTTGCAATCCGACCAACGCGTCTTTGTCTGGTAAACTGCCGTCTCGTGCTTCATTTAGTCCCGTTACGTCTCTTATCATTTGTAGATAATACTGATAAGTGTTGATCAACGACTGTATTTTTCCATTAGCACTCGATGATTGTAATTCCTGAATAGGTACTTTACCTCTATTAGGATCGCCATCTTGTGTTAAGCTTCTACCAACTATACTACCAGTTTGGAAATACATGTTTAACGCTTCTTGTGGATTATAATTTGTTCCATTACCTAAATCAACTTCTGCTAAACCATCTACATCTACAAATACACCGTCTGGCACCATCCTTGCAATTACTTGTTGTAATTTTAATGATGTTAATTGTATCATGTCAGCAAAACTAGTCATACGCCCAACTAAAGAATTTATACGCCCTTGATACATTTGAGGTGCACAAACAACATAATTCATATTTACTTTAGTTAAATCACTATTTGGCCTAGTCATATTTTTTGCTAGCTTCCATTCAAGCATCTGTGGAACACCCATTACTTTTACACCACTGTATAAAACCTCTATACTTCTTGAAACTCTATCAAAGTTGTCACTTGGTGGTGGATTAAAAAAATCTTCTTTTTGTAATGTTTTTTCTAAACCTTGATCAGTCTTTTTTATTTTAAAAACTTGATCAACATATGTTTTATATTCAAAATATAGTAATTGAATTAAATCATTATCATAATTTGGATTTGCTATATACCCTTGTCTACCAGGGTATCTAACCATAGTTTCTAACTCTTTATCGGTAAGTTGAGGAAATTGCTTTTTAATTTCTGGTATTGTTAATGATTTTATTTCTCCTACATACCATAAATCTTCAAAATTAGGATCATTACTATATGAATAAACTAAATTAGCTGGATCCACATAATCAACCACTACTCCTTCAGATTTATTAAAACTTGTTTTTACAGCACCAATACCAATTGTAACTATATCTTCAACTAGTCTTTTTTTAGTTAATTGATATTTATTAAATGCTAAAACATTATCAATAACTTCTTCTTGTGCTATTTCCATACTTTGCTTGTAATTAAGCTGCATGTGTATTTCTAATTCTTCATCACTTTCTGGTATTTCACTTTCTTTATTAAGTAAAAAATTCATACCAGTAGCTTCTTGTAATTTTAAAGCTTGTTCCTTAACTAACATATCTTGCATTAATCCCTCAGCATAATCAGTTCTTTGTTGTTGTGAAAAAGGATCTTGAGCGTATGCATTTATTTCATATTCTTTAGAAGCTATACCATTTACCACTATATTTAAAAACTTAGGTATAATAGGTACTGGTTTCCAGTCTAAATTTAAATAAGATAAATCACCATTTATTGATAATTCATCTTTATATTTTTGTACAGGTTGTTCACCTCTAGCGTATAAACGTAATCTATTAAAGTTTGTGTATCCTTGATTCCATTTACCACTGTTTAATCTACCTCCTCTAAACCATTCATATTCAATAGCTTGCCCAACTGCAAGTCCATATTCTAAAGTTTTCTTTTCCGCCTCAGGTACCACCTGACTTGGAAACGCACTGTTAGTAACATTAGTGTCAATCATCTATTAATTATTTTTGATTCATTACCTCTATTATCATATTTAGAAAAATTTAAATTTACTTTTTCTTTAATAATTTCAGCTATTGGTCTATATTTATTTTTATTACAAGCCATAATTGCTAAACCTGAACTAATAGATGCATCGTGCTTTGTTCTATTGTTTATATCAAATGCAGCCCAGTCTTCTAATGTTCTTTGAAAATACATCGTACCATATTGTTCATTGTTGTAACCTACAAACATTTCAATATATGATTCAATTGCTGCAGCGTGAGCTTGTTTAACATCTTCACTTGAATTAGGTATACCACCTATTTCTTTTTCAGTTACTGACATTTTATGTATTGTTTTATCAGGTCTATTCATAGAAAACCCTCTATAACCTCTACGTTTAAAATGATACAGTAATCTAGGTTTATTATTTTCTGCAAGAAGTGGCATGCTATAAAATACGCAAGCCATAAGTACATCTTCAAAAAATATTTCTGCGGTTTGAGGTCTAGCTATATATTCTAAAAAAAATAAATTAGGTGGGCAATCATCCATAGTGAATTTAGTTAACCCGTGCAGTGATCCTTTTGATCCTCTACCATCTACGGTTCCTGATATATCATATGAGTCACAGCCAAATGCTCCCATATGTTCATTAGCAGGATATTTTTTATTATTTTTTAAAATAATTCTATTTTGTTGACCTAGTTCTGGTATCCATGAAACTAAAAATCTACCTTGTTGACTTGGCGAAAAAACTACTCTTGAGTCTTTTACTCCACCTTCCCACTGGAAATTACCCTTAGTTACAACTCCAGAATATTTTAAATCTTCATTATAATCTATTTGTTCGTAAATTTTAGTTAGATTAAATAAAGATTGTTTTGTTTCATCTCTGAATGCATGTTTTTCTGTACGTGGAAACTGTCTATATAATTCATTAAGCGCATCAGGATCATCCTTAAGGCCATCTACTTCATTTTCCCAATGCTCGATAACACCGATTTCAATTGGGAAACCGTCTGGCCCCTTCTTTTTTTCTTTGGGTGTCTCGAAGACAGGTAGTCCATAAGAATCAATGTATCCTTCGTAATTCCATTCCATAGGTATGAACAGGCTATATAATCCCGAGCTAGTCTGCCCATTTCTGTTTCTTCTGGTAACGTCTGAATCATCATATATTTTTTTATAGTTTCTACCACCTTTATCAAGAGCATTGCTCGTTGATCCCATCATACACTTACCTATAATTCTAGAACCTAATCGTAAACAAGTTTTTGTAACCCTCCAGTTATTTAATATATTATCAGGTTTTTCCCATTTACCACTTTCATCATGTACAAGTAGTTTTAATTTTTCACCATCATAACTATTGTCCCCTGTGTTTTTCCAGTCAATAGTTGTATCTAATCCTTCAAGTTCTTCTAACTGTTCATTGGTGTCTAATTTTTTTCTAGTGAATCTACTGGCTGGGACTCTGTATGCAAGCTCCGTCTTCGGCCTATCCATACCGTCTTGAATCGGTTTGAAGAAGAACGGATAATTAACGGAGATGGGTACGATTTTGTCGGTAAACATTTTCTTAGCATCCGACCCTGACTTTGATAAGACACCGAATCTAGCATCGCTTGATATTGTGGCCATGTTAACAGCTTCGCCCGATGCCATAAAAGAGAATCCTGAACGCCTGTTCTTAAGATAACACATTCCGTAGCACCTTGTATCTGCTTTGCAAGCTTCCCAGAATATATAGAATAATCTGTTTGCTTCCCTAAAGTCTGCTTGCCCAACATCAATTTTTGACCATTGCAAATACATGTAGTGAGTACCAGTAATATAGATAGCTTTACCTTTATTAGTAAACCAATAACCTTCGTGGCGTCTAGCAAATTCTCTATCAATATACGCATACCATTTATTTTTAAAATCATCTGGATATTGTTTCCAGTCAAATATTGTTTTTATTTTTTTTAATGTTTTAGGATACTCATGAACAGTCCACCTGTCGTTTTCTTTATCAACATTATTTTCTTTTGGTAATGCTATTTTAAGATTTTGTATTTCATATATTTCACCTATTTGTCCAGTTTGAGATATAACAATAACATCATATTCTTTATTATAACCATAATCCCATTTTTTAGATTTATTTAATCTTTTTATTACGTGGGGTTTTATATGATCAATTACTTTATATAAAGTTTGCTTATACATTATTTAGATCGTCTTTCTGCAAAACCTCCAAAAGCTTCAGTTTTCTTTTCTTCTTTTGGTTTTTCGTTTATCATATCCTCTTCTTCTTTAATACGATTAAGTATTTCAAAAGCGTCAAATATAGCTAGCTTTTTAGTAGCTGCTGCATTTTTTAATCTATCAGCTGATATATCATCATCAGAATCAACAATAGCTTCTTTAGCAACTTTTATTAATTCCTCAACCGCTTTGTGCCCAGCTAGGATTATGTTCAACTTCGTTTCCTTGACGTTCATATTTAATTACAATATCATTAGATTTCATACAGTAAAGTCTTTTACCATCTACAATAAAATCATATTCTCCGCCTGGTGTGTAACCTACAAGGTCTCCCTCGCTTATTTCTAGCGCTTCTAATGAACTATTACCGTATTTTAGTATACCAATAAGGAATTGCTCTAAATTATTATGTATATCAACTTGATCTTTAATTGGAGCAATAAAACATCTATTGCCAAAAGCTTTCCATTTGTCTTTTTGTTTATATAAATAAACTTGATCTGGTTGAACAAAATAAAGATTATCTTTAAAATATGCTTTACTATTTTTTTCTTCACCTCTAACGTTATACCATCTTCTGAATACATTATGATGTATCATAATTAAATCTCCTACTTTAATAGAAGTTTTGTATACTATTGGAACCTGTATAACTTTAGCAATATTATTTACTGATTTAAAAGTTTCAATTTTAGTGTTAATTATAAGGCTTTTGTCACCTACTTTTACTTCATTATTATATCGTTGGCCATAAGGCTCAACAATAAAATCAAATAAACTTTTCATTAATACTCTAAATCATACTCAACGGATATTGCCATGTTAGAATTAAACTTCTTCCACGGCAATACTTCGTCTTGTTTTTTGATAAAAATATTATAAGAATTATCTTTTTTATCAGAAAGTATATGTGATATAATGTGACCACCATATACCGACTGCCCTATCGAGTAGTGCATAGCATCGGTTTTGTAGTCAGAACCAATACTGATCTTTCTAATAACTGAAGACATTATTTCTTATCCTCTTCTTTTTCAATAGGTTCATATGTTCCATCTTCTAAATTAATATTGATAGAGCCATATTCTTCTTCTAGTTCTTTTTTGAAGTCTTCAGTCTTTTTGTTTTCTTCATGGAACTTCCCTAATACTGCGGATTTTTGGGCTTCTAAGAAACCTACTTCATTTAAGAGTTTGTTCAACTCTTTTTGAAAGCCTTGAATCTTTTCTAATTGGTCTTTGGTAATCATTGATTTTACTTCACTCATTTTAATTTAATTTAATTGGTTATTAATGTATTAATATAGTTACAGGTTTTCTTTACTTTTTAAATATACTTGTAACCTTTTCACTACTTCGTCCGCCAAAATAGGCTAAAACTACGGCCATCATTACTTTTTCAAATGTATCGTTCCACGTAACACCTATGTTAAATGGTATTGATTCTACACTATCTAATATTCCAGCTAGTGAGAATATAACAATACACCACACTAAAACTAATGGGCGTACATTTTTAGAAAGCCATGAATCTGATATTGAGTCGGCTTGCCACCTTGAAGTGACGGCTTCCATTTCTTTGTTTTGTTGTTCAAATATAAGTTGTTGTAATTTTATTTTATCTTCACCACTTACATCAGATTTACCAATAGCAGCAATAGCTTCTGCTGGTGAACTAACACCACTTAGAACACTGCCTAATGCAGGGTTAACTAGTGATGCAGCACCAAACAAAAGTTTTCCTACAGTGGTATCTTTAAACTTTTTTTTAGGTTTAGACATTATTTAGAACAAACTCCTGGTTTGTTGTAAGGTTTTTTAGGTTTAATTTTCATAATCTATTTTTTCTTTTTCATTAAAAAAGCTGGTAATTTCTTTTTATTTTTTGATTTTGAACTACTTTTTTTTGGGGAGCTTTTGTACGCCATAATTATTTGTGTTTTTTAAGTTTAGCTAATTTTATAGCTTTTTTGTCTATTATTTTCTCTACTTCTTTTTTTTTCTTTTTAGCCATGTTATTGTTTTTTACCTGGAAACATTTGATTAAGTTTTTCTTTACGCTGTTGGCAGCCACAGGGTATGTTTAAACCCTGTGACACTGCATCAACAACTTTTTTAATACCAGTTGCTTTAGTGAATGATTCTATTTTATCACCTAAGCCTTTATTCATTATGCTTGAACAAATGATCTCCAATATAATCTTAGTCCAGTTCCGCCACTATCTAGTCCTAGTGAAACTGAAGATACAACCCCACCTGGATTAGCTTTCATAGCATATTGAATAGATTGTTTTAAAAGTGGAGAAGTTGATGTTGGAGTTCCAGCTGTACCTGTTGCAGCTGTACCAGCTATCACAGTAATTACATCAGCTGCTCCAACTGAATTAAGTTGAACTGTAGCTGTAGTTGCTGAAGCTTGAAAAACTCCACTGATTAAATCTACGGGAACTAAATTGATCCCGTCTTGAAATGTAGAAGCGCCAGCCAAACCTGAGTTAGCGCTGTCTGTTACGTTAAATGAAATGTACTTTGCCATAATAATTTTGTTAATTTTTGTTAATTTTTGTTAATTTTTGTTTTGTTTTGCGGGTTTACATCCCGTTTTTATCGTATTGATGTTTACCACTAGATTTGCTATCTCTAACAATAACATTTTCTTTTATAAATCCTCCTTTTTTACCGCCTGAAGTAACTTTACCAAGGCCAGATCCGTAAGGTTTTAAATGATGTGTTTTTAGTCCCATTATGAGTGTGAGTGTTTAGACATAAAGCTTTTATCAGCTTTTATATCGCCAGCTAATTTAGAGATGTGTTTTTCATCAGCTGTTTGGTTAATGTTTTTGTATTTGCCTCCTTTTTTTTGATCATCTAAAACATCTCTTTTTAAATAATCTATGTGAGCTTTATCATCTTTGATAGCAGACTTCACGTTGCCTTTATTAATTTTAGTTTGCATAATTATTTTTTTTTAATATTAACTTAATGCTACTATATCACTTACACCACCTTGTGTGTCTGTAGAATAAACTTGAACTACACTAACTGGTAATATAGATCCAGCTACAGGGTTTTTAAATGTAATAACTTCGTCGTTTATAGTATGTACTTTAATTGATGGTAAAACAGCAAAAGAAAAAGTTAAAACAGTATCAGCTGCTATTTGTGTTCCAATGTTTGCGGACAAAGTAAATTGTTTAGAGCTTTGAACACTAAGAACCGTTGCGCCAGTTGGTACATTAGTTCCGTGAACTGTCATTCCCACTTGTATTCTAGGGTTATCTACCTTAATAGTAACAATAGCTTGACCTGTATTAGACTGGTTAGCTGTTGCGCTAGTGTTTCCACCAAAATTATCTTGTTGTATAGGTGAATTACCAATGTATACATTATATTCTTTCCAATAAGAGATTGGTGTTGTTGCTCTAGCTCTACCATCAATCAACAGCGTATCACTTGGAGTAACTGCTATTCCTGATTTAAAAGCGTCTGTGTAATAATTTCTAATCATTTTTTTTTATTTTTTTTTGTTTTTATTACAAAAAGATCTTGCAGCTTCTTTACTACCAAATCCCCATTTTTTAAGAGCCATCTTTAATTTAGTTGGTTCTCCTTTTGAATTTTTTAATGAACCTGCCATACCACCAAACCTACACGCAAAAGAAACTCTTCTACTCCCTTTACCAGACGTTTGTCTACTACCTAGTTTTTTACCAGTTTCTTTAGTGTAGTCTTTTCGCATTTTACGATTTTGTTTTTCGTATGATTTTTCAGTCATTATATTATTTTGTATTTTGTTTTACCATTTTCTTTATATGCTTGTAAACATCTTCTTCTGTTAACATCTTCTGATACATAACTTACATGAACCCAGGCAGGGTTAGTTTCGTCACCAAATTCCCAAATCATCTGATCGTAATCTAAATTGTTTTTTATATACTCATACATTTCTGCATTAGTTTTATAACCATAGTTGTCATCTAGGTCAAGTGCACATCCTATACAATGTTGAGAGGTTGTACTTCCGCCAATAGCAGAATTCAATTTGGGTGAGCGATAGAAACTATTAATAGCAATTGGACCACCCACCCATTTACGTAGAGGTTCAAATACTTTTTCAGCAATAGTTTTCATGTTAATTAAATCTATTTCTCTAGGTGTATTATCAATACTTAACCTAGTAGCTGTGTGAGATTTAATACCTTCTTTAAATGATATGTGTTCACTTATTCTATCACTCATTTTAGTGAGTTTTTACTTTTGAGCAAGACTAGTTATTGGGCCAGCAGTGTACGGACAATCAGCTTTAGAAACTTGCATGCTATTTCTAGCATTTCCTTTTACTAAATCTGTTGCCTTGTACGGTCCACCCCATACAGCTTGTATACCTAATTGTTTTTTATCTGCCATAATATATATATTAACTTATTTTACTTTCAATCTCTTCTGGATCTAAAGGAATATCTAAAATAGGAGCTGGCGTTGTTGGAACACTGTTAACATCAACAATAGAAC